TGTCGCAGTGATGCGCGCAAGCACTGACCAAGGCATCGAGCTGGTCATGCAGAAGCAATACGATGTCAACACCATGAAGACCAAGTATCGTCTCGATACCTTGTTTGGTGTGGTCAATAAGCAGCCGGAAATGTCTGGCATCTTGCTGTTCGGTCAAGCATAAGGAGTCACCATCATGAGCTATAACGTAATTTTCACCCAGGGCACAGCCACCGTCACCGTGCCAGCAGGCGAGAAAATCGCCATTCAAGCCTTCTCACCAGCGAATGTGTTTCAAGAAGTTGGTTTCCCCAACTTTCCTGACTCGCAAGACCTGCTGACTGTTGTCGAGAACACCACCTATGTGTCCGGTGCGTTCACCAATGCTACCAACGTGACTATCCAGGCTGGTGCATCGGGCGCGTACTACTCCGTGGGCGTTGCCCCTGACATCAGCAACAATGGCAACTGGCAGCCGCAGGGTGCGCCTGCCAACATTGCTGATGGTGCTGCAATGGCGGCAACTGCTGCTAACGTGTTGACAGGCATCATCACTGCAACGCCAACTGCTAGCCGTGACATCCAGTTGCCAACAGGCGCAAACCTTGACCTGGCAACCGAGTGGGCAATCGGCGATTCGTTTGACTTCAGCGTCATCACTTTGGCTGCATTTGCTTTGACCCTCACGGTCAACACAAACGTGACCATCGTGGGTGCTGCAGCAACTGCGGCTACGGCTGGTGCATCTGCACGGTTCCGTTGCCGCAAGACTGCTGCAGATACCTTTGTGGTCTACCGCATCGGTGGTTAATTAACCAAGCAGGCCAGCAGAGATGTTGGCCTGTTTCACGTGGAGATCGAAATGATGAAAAAAGGCTACTCAGACAAGACCATCGGTAAAAATATTGCAATGGAGATGAAGTCAGGCAAGCCCCAAAAGCAAGCCGTGGCGATGTCTTTGAGCATGGCAAGCAAGGCAGCAAAAACCGCAGGCAAGCCCAGCAAAGCACCGATGAAGAAGATGAAATGATCAAGTCAGCCGCTATCATAAAAGACAAGACTCTTGCCCCTTGGAAAGAGTTGCGGCTGCGAAAACGACGCCTTAAAAAGCAACAAACCATTGAGCGCAAAGCCACAAAGGTTTTTTTTCCATCCCCAATTAATGCCTCGATCATTGAGGTGCAAAATGCACCACAGGACGATGTACCGCCGACACGCAACGAGCTGCAGGCTAAGGCCACCGATCTGGGCATCCCGTTTAATGGTCGCACCACAGACAAAAAGCTAAGTGGTTTAATCGCCACAGCACTGGCACAAGGAGCCTAGCATGGGTTACAGCAAGCGCCAATTTATCAGCGCAGCGTTCGAAGAGATCGGCCTTGCGTCCTATGCCTTTGACCTTCAGCCTGAGCAGGTTGAGACTGCCAGGCGCAGGCTCGATGCCATGATGGCCGACTGGAACGGCAAGGGCATCCGGCTGGGCTATCCGATCCCGTCCAGCCCCCAGGATGGCGACTTGGATGAGCAAACCAACGTCCCCGATTCGGCCTATGAGGCCATCATCTGCAACCTGGCTGTGCGCCTGGCCCCGAGCTACGGCAAGGTGGTGATGCCCGAAACCAAGGCCACAGGCAAGCAGGGCTATGACACCCTGCTCCAGCGCGCTACGTTCCCGCTGGAGCAGCAACTGCCAGGCACCATGCCAGCAGGCGCAGGCAACAAGCCCTGGCGCGTCTACGACAATCCGTTCATCAGACCGCCTTACAACCCAGTGGACGCTGGCCCTGATGGGCCACTGACTTACAACTAAGGACCATCATGCCATCCATCAATCAACTACCCGTCATCGGCCAGGTATCACCTGGCGACCAAATCCCCGTCTACACCCCGAACAACGGCGACGCTCGGCGCATGTCGGTCAATGCGCTGCTGCAGTATTTTCAGCAGACATTTGCCAGCCCCACGCTGGCGGTGAATCTGTTTGTGCCTGGCAGCGGGTTCAACATCACAGTGCCGACCCCGGTCAGCCAACAACAGTGGATGCTGCTGCAACCCGCTGGCACACTGGCGACTGGCACGATCACTCTGCCGCTGAACACAGGCGTTCCTGATGGCACTACGGTCCTGATCACGACAACGCAAGAGATCACCTCGCTGACCATTGCGCTGAATGGCGCATCTGCCATTTATGGTGCAGTCACAACTTTGGGCGCCGGGTGCGCGGCTGTTTATCGCTTTTACCAGCCAACAAACAGTTGGTACAACATCAATGCTGAGACAGTTTTGGCTGCTGGTATTGCTGCATGGTTGACCAATCCAACGAGCGCCAATCTACGGGCAGCAATGACCGATGAGACCGGCACTGGCCTGTTGGTGTTCAACACCAGCCCGACTCTCATTACTCCAATTCTCGGCACGCCAACATCTGGCACTCTTACCTCATGCACTGGCTTGCCGCTAACGACTGGCGTAACAGGCGCTCTAGCAGTTGCAAATGGTGGCACTGGGGCATCAGGAACAGTGCAGGCATTGAGTGGCCCTGGGGCGGTGAATATCACCAGCCTCGCCACCGCCTTTACTTCAACCGCAGCAGGCAATGCGTTGACTCTTGCAGATGGCGCACAAGGGCAGTTGAAGACGATTGTTTATGTCGCAGAGGCGGCTGGTGGTGATACTGGTGTCTTGACTCCAGCTAATCTTGGAAGTGGAACCACAGTCACGTTTAACGCTGTTGGAGATTCTGCAACGCTTCAGTTTATTGGAACTGACTGGTGGGTTGTTGGATTCCGAGGTGCGGTGGTAGCGTAATGGCCACCAAGCCTAAATCTACCGTCAATGCGGCTGGAAACTACACAAAGCCAACCATGCGCAAAGGCCTGTTTGAGAAAATCAAGGCAGGAACAAAGGGCGGTGATCCAGGCGAGTGGTCGGCTCGCAAGGCCCAGATGCTGGCGGTGGAGTACAAGAAAAAAGGCGGAGGCTATAAATGAAAGCCCCGCAGAAAAGCCTGAAGGACTGGAGCGCGCAAAACTGGCGCACCAAGTCCGGCAAGCCGTCGAGCGAGACCGGTGAGCGCTATCTGCCCGAGAAGGCCATCAAAGCCCTGTCAGCGGCAGAGTATGCGGCCACCACCAAGGCCAAGCGCGAGGGCACCAAGGCAGGCAAGCAGTTCGTCAAGCAGCCCAAAAAGGTGGCTGCAAAGGTTTCGAGGTTCAGATGAAAACACCGGCATGGCAGCGCAAGGAAGGGCAGAACCCCAAGGGCGGCTTGAACGCTGCTGGGCGCGCCAGCTTGAAGGCTGCAGGCCAGAACATCAAGCCGCCTGTCAAGTCCGGCGACAACCCACGCAGGGCGTCGTTCCTGGCGCGCATGGGAAACAACCCCGGCCCTGAGTACAAAGACGGCGAGCCGACCCGACTGCTGTTGAGTCTGAGGGCATGGGGCGCATCGAGCAAAGCTGATGCACAAGCCAAGGCAAAGAAAATCTCCGCACGAAACAAGGCGAAGTAATGCAAATCTCAATTCTCAACGGCATCTACACGGACAACGGCCCGGACTTTCGCACGTCCTACCCCGTCAACATGGTGCCGGTGCCCAAGAACAGTGGCATCAGCACCGGCTACCTGCGGCCAGGTGACGGTTTGGTGGCCAACGGCAGCGGCCCAGGCATCGACCGAGGCGGCATCAACTGGCAGGACGAGTGCTACAGGGTCATGGGCACCAAGCTGGTGTCGGTGGCCAGCAATGGCGCTGTGACCGTGCTGGGTGATGTTGGCGGCCCCGTCAACACGCTGGTGACGTTCGATTACAGCTTCGACCTGCTGGCTATCGCGTCCGGCACCAGGCTGTACTACTGGAACGGAACGACGCTAACGCAAGTCACCGACCCAGACCTGGGCATCGTGCTCGACGTGGTGTGGGTGGATGGCTACTTCATGACCACCGACGGCGAGTTCCTGATCGTCACCGAGCTGTCAGACCCGACCCAAGTCAACCCGCTGAAGTACGGCAGTTCCGAGGTTGACCCCGATCCCGTGGTGGCGCTGCTCAAGTTACGGAACGAGGTCTACGCATTAAACCGCAACACCATCGAGGTGTTCGACAACATCGGCGGCGACCTTTTCCCGTTCCAACGCATCGATGGCGCTCAAATCCAAAAGGGTGTGATCGGCACCTTTGCCTGTTGCGTCTACATCGAGCGCATCGCCTTCTTGGGCAGTGGCCGCAACGAGTCCCCAGGCATCTATGTGGGCGCAGCGGCCACCACCCAAAAGATCAGCACCCAAGAGATCGACGAGCTGCTGCTGACCTACAGCGAGGCGCAACTTGCCCAGGTCAAGCTGGAGGCACGCAACGACAAGTCGCACCAGCACCTTTACGTGCACCTGCCAGACCGCACCATCGTCTACGACGCAGCCGCATCCGAGGCGCTGGGCGATCAGGTATGGTTTACCCTGACCACCACGGTGGTCGGCTTTGCGCAGTACCGAGCACGCAACCTCGTCTGGGCCTACGACAAGTGGCTGGTGGGCGACCCACAGTCCAGCACCATCGGCTACCTGGTGGACGACATTGGTAGCCACTGGGGGCAGAAGGTACGCTGGGAGTTCGGCACCATCATTGCCTACAACGAGGGCAAGGGCGCACTGTTCCAAAAGATCGAGCTGGTGAGCCTGACCGGACGAGTGGCGCTGGGCACCAACCCGCAGATCAGCACCAGCTACTCGCTGGACGGCCTGTCCTACAGCCAGGACCGCTACATCTACGTGGGCACCATCGGCAACACCTCCAAGCGCCTGGCATGGTTCCAGCAGGGCCACATGCGCAACTGGCGCATCCAGCGTTTCCGTGGCGACAGCGATTCACACATTGCATTTGCACGCCTTGAGATGCAGATCGAAGGGTTGCTGTACTGATGGCCACCGTACCCGTCTCCCGCAGGCTAAACCTGACCCGCGACCAGCTCGCGCAGTTCTTGACCGACCAGCAGCAGATCAGGCAGTTCGAGCTGTTGTTCGCAACGGTCGACGCCATTGCGCCTGATGTGGTGCTGGAGATCAATATCTCGGCAGGCACGGCCCAGGCCACTGCCGTGCAGGCGCTGGGCATGATTGCTGCACTGGCGCAGGAGGCCGCTGTCAGTTCTGCCGTGATCGATGGTAAGGCCACGCTGGCGCTGGACCAGATCGCCTCGCTGGCCCAAAATGCTGCAGTCAGCATTGCGTCAACGGAGAACAAGGTCAACCAGGTGATGGCACTGCTTGGAAGCCTGACGGCTGCCGTCGAAGGGCTGCAGATGACACCGCCAGCCAGAGAGTTCAAGCGCGCGCGGTACGGCTCGTTCTATGACACCACCACGCAGACGGCCACGGTCATCAACACGGCCACGGCGATCACATTCAACAGCACCGACCTGAGCAATGGCGTATTCATTGGCTCGACTACCTCGCGCATCATTGTGGACAGCGAGGGCATCTACAACTTTGACACCTCATTCCAACTGGATAAAACCGCAGGCGGCACAGGAATATTTGATTTTTGGTTTCGGCTAAATGGTGTTGATGTAACAGACAGCGCCAGCAGAATCAGGATTCAGGGCAATAACGCTGAAATTTTCTCGTCGCTGAATTACTTTTTTGACCTCAAGGCCAACGACTATGTCGAGATGATGTTCTCGGTCAACGACCTCAGCGTCGAGATTGCCGCCTTTCCTGCGGCTGCACCAGTGCCAGGCATCCCGTCCATAATTCTCACAGTCAACAACAACATCGGAGGTGTTCAATGACCGTTATCGTCAAAACCCTGGTGGCACCCAAACAGATGGAAGCCAGCCAGACAACCCAGTACACGGCCACGGCCGTTAAGGCTCTGATCGACAAGGCCACCGTCACCAACACCGACACGGTGAACCGCACGTTCAGCGTCAACCTGGTGCAGTCTGGCGGCAGCGCAGGCAATTCCAACCTGATCATCGACGACCGCACAGTGGTGCCAGGCGAGACCTACCTGTGCCCCGAGCTGGTCGGCCAGGAGCTGGATGCCGGTGCATTCATCAGCACGATCGCCAGCAATGCCACAGCACTGACGCTGCGCGTTTCTGGCCGCGAGATTACATAAGGAGCACCGTATGGACAAATTTATGATGATGCCCAAGGGCTTTATGGGCCTGCCGATGGATGATGAATTCATCACCAACGCAGAGAACAAAAAGAACTATGCCGTTGCGGTCTCTGATTGGAACTATGGCCCTGAAATGCCCACCAACGAGCCAGGCGCAAACAAACCGTTTTATGTGGGGCTGGCCGAGGCGATGCAGTGCGACGAGAAGGATGCACGGCGCAAGCACTGCTCAAACTGTGGTTATTACGACAACAGCTTTATGACTCAAGTCAGGATTG